TATTTTGGGAAGCTTGTCGAGCTGATAATAGATGTTATGGTATGTCTTACCTAAAAAACAGACGTTCTGGATTTTCATTTATGGCGTCTGGTGAATGTGTTAACATGGCCACGATATCAACTGATGCGCGTTTTGGTATTTTATCTAAATCTGGATCTGATGCAAAGAAAATGTTTACAGACAAGGTAGTTCCTATTTCAGTTAATTATCCTTTTTTCTTTAAACCAATACAAGACGGTATGGATCGTCCTAAGACTGAACTAGCCTACCGTGTACCAGCTTCTAAATTCACAAGAAGAAGTATTGTATCAACTGAAAAACCAGAAGATCTTGCTGGACTAGATACAACTATAGATTGGAAGAACACTGGAGACAATGCCTATGATGGTGAAAAACTAAAGTTATTAGTACATGATGAATCAGGTAAATGGGAAAGGCCTAATAACATATTAAATAATTGGAGAGTTACAAAAACCACTCTTAGATTAGGATCAAGAATTATTGGAAAGTGCATGATGGGATCAACATCAAACGCTTTAGATAAAGGTGGTAGAAACTTTAAAAAACTATACGATGACTCTGATGTTAACAAAAGAAACGCAAATGGACAAACACGTTCAGGACTCTATTCTTTGTTCATTCCTATGGAGTGGAATTACGAAGGATACATTAATTCTTATGGCTATCCTGTATTCGACACCCCACAAGAAAAAGTGTTTGGACCTCATGGAACTCCAATCAAACTTGGGGTTATTGAATACTGGGAAAACGAGGTAGAAGGCCTTAAGGATGATCAAGACGGCTTAAATGAATTTTATAGACAGTTTCCACGCACAACGAAACACGCGTTCAGAGATGAGTCTAAAATGTCTTTATTCAATCTTACTAAGATATATGAGCAAATAGACTATAATGAAGAAATGTCTCATAAAAATTTAGTTACTCAAGGTAATTTTCAATGGGAAAATGGAATAAAAGATACTAGAGTTATATTCATGCCTAATAAAAATGGTAGATTTTATATATCTTGGATACCAAATATAAATTTACAAAATAGAAATATAATTAAAAATGGTATTAAGTACGCAGGTAATGAGCACTTAGGCGCTTTTGGTTGTGATAGTTATGATATATCAGGTACAGTAGACGGTAAAGGCTCTAATGGATCTTTACACGGTTTAACCAAGTTCAGTATGGAAGACGCTCCACCTGATCATTTTTTCTTAGAGTATATCGCTCGCCCACAAACAGCAGAAATATTTTTTGAAGACGTGTTAATGGCATGTGTATTTTACGGTATGCCAATACTGTGTGAAAACAATAAGCCAAGATTATTGTATCATTTTAAAAGAAGAGGTTATAGAGGTTTTGCAATGAATAGACCAGATAAAAAATATAACAAACTATCTGTGACAGAAAGAGAAATAGGTGGAATACCTAATTCAAGTGAAGATATTAAACAAGCACACGCAGCGGCTATTGAAACATATATAGAAGATGCTATTGGTTTTTTAGGTGAAAACTATGGAGATTTATATTTTCAAAGAACACTAGAAGACTGGGCTCAGTTTGATATAAATAACAGAACAAAACATGATGCTTCTATTAGTTCAGGACTTGCTATAATGGCTTGTAATAAAAATAGATACGCACCAGTTAATATAACTGTTAGAGAAAAGATAAATTTAGGTTTTAAAAAATACGACAATAAAGGCTCGCTTTCAAAAATAATAAAATAAATGAATACATACACAAATAAAAATAGTGCTTTTCCTAGCCAAGTCGTTAGTGATGAAGAAAAAAATTCATTAGAATATGGAACTAGAGTTGCACAAGCTATACAAGGCGAGTGGTGGACGCAAGGTGGGGAAGGTAATAGATTTGCTAGTTCTTTTAATAGATTCCATAGTTTAAGACTATACGCTAGAGGAGAGCAGCCTGTTCAAAAATATAAAGATGAATTATCTATTAACGGTGATATGTCTTATCTTAATTTAGATTGGAAACCAGTTGCAGTTGTTTCTAAATTTGTAGACATAGTAGTTAATGGTATGTCACAAAAAGATTATAAAATAAAAGCTTATGCTCAAGACCCTTCGTCTATGAAGCAAAGAACTAAATACGCTCAGTCTTTATTAAAAGACATGAAAGCAAAACCGTTTACAGACGCGGTTAAACAAACATTAGGATTTGATTTAACTGAAAATGATCCTGCTATAATACCAGAAACTCAAGAAGAACTTGATTTACACATGCAGTTAACTTACAAGCAGTCTGTAGAAATAGCTGAAGAGGAAGTAATAAACAACGTATTAGATAGAAATAAATTTGATGTATTAAAAAGAAGGTTTAATTATGATCTAACAGTACTAGGAATTGGAGCTGTTAAAACTAATTGGAACAAAGCTAATGGTATAAGATTAGAATATGTAGATCCATCTAAACTAATATATTCTTACACAGATGATCCAAATTTTGAAGACATATATTATGTTGGTGAAGTTAAGTCATTAACAATACCTGAAATTAAAAAACAATTTCCTAATTTAACTTCAGAACAATTAGAAAAAATACAAGATCAAGGCAGCAGCAATAGATCACAGACTTTTGGATGGCAAACGTACGATAGAAATACTATTCAAATTTTGTTTTTTGAATATAAAACCTATAATGATCAAGTTTTTAAAATAAAAAACACTGAACAAGGTTTATTAAAAGCTTTAGAAAAACCTAGCACTTTTAATCCTCCTGAAAACGATGGCTTTGAAAGAGTATCTAGAACTATAGAGGTTTTATACAAAGGAGCTAAAGTTTTAGGTAACAATGAAATGTTACAATGGGAGTTAGCAGAAAACATGACAAGACCTACTGCAGATACTACAAAAGTAGAAATGAGTTATAGTATATGTGCTCCTAGAATGTATCTAGGTAAAGTAGACTCCTTAGTTAGTAAGATAACAGGTTTTGCTGATATGATTCAATTAACACATTTAAAGCTACAACAAGTTATGTCTAGAATAGTACCAGACGGTGTATTTTTAGATATGGATGGTTTAGCCGAGGTTGATCTTGGTAATGGCACAAACTACAATCCAGCAGAGGCATTAAACATGTATTTTCAAACTGGTTCTATAGTTGGTAGATCACTTACGCAAGAAGGAGACATGAACAGAGGTAAGGTACCTATACAAGAGTTAAGTAGTTCAAGTGGTCAACAAAAAATACAAAGTTTAATACAGACTTATCAATATTATTTACAAATGATACGTGATGTAACCGGGCTTAATGAAGCTAGAGACGGAAGCGCTCCAGACAAAGATACTTTAGTTGGTCTACAAAAAATGGCAGCTAACGCTTCTAACATAGCCACAAGACATATATTAGACGCTAGTTTATGGTTAACACTTAGAACATGCGAAAATATTTCTTTAAAGGTTGCTGATTCAATACAGTATCCATTAACTTTAAACTCTTTGCTTAATAGTATATCAGTATACAACACTGAGACGTTAAAAGAAATAAGTAATTTAAATCTTCATGATTTTGGTATATTTTTAGAATTAGAACCTGAAGAAGAAGAAAAACAAATGCTTGAACAAAACATACAGGTTGCTTTGCAGTCTGGAGGTATTGATTTAGAAGATGCTATTGACTTACGTCAAATAAGAAACCTTCAATTAGCTAATGATATGCTAAAAATCAAGCGTAAGAAAAAACAAGAACAAGACAGAGCACAGCAAGAGCAAATGATTAAATCACAAGCTAATGCTAACGCTGAAACAGCTGAAAGAGCTGCTATGGCTGAAGTTCAAAAAAATCAAGCTTTAACTGAGCAAGAAGTCAACGTGAATCAGTCTAAGTCTCAAATGGAAATGCAAAGGATGCAAATGGCATCTCAAATTAAGCAACAAGAAATGGAGATTAAATTTGGTTACGACTTACAATTGGCCAACGTTCAATTAAGTGCGGTTAAAGAAAAAGAGCAGTTTATTGAGGACAGAAAAGATAAACGTACTCAAATACAAGCTACACAACAAAGTGAAATGATTAGTCAAAGACAAAACGATTCTATGGCTAAGAATTTTGAATCAAGCCCTACTATGGGTGGTTTTGGCGCGCAAGAATTAGCGCCTCAATAATTTTATTAATAATTATATAATATTTTATCATGTCAGAAAAAGAAACACAAGAAACATCTCAAGAAGGTGACTTTAAAATTAAATCAGCTAAAAAAACTAAACCTAAGCAATTAGTACCAAGTTCAACTGCTGTTCCAAAGATGGATTTATCTAAGCCAATTAAAACAGAAGAAAAAGCTGAAGTCCCTAAGTTAGATTTAACTAAAAAAACAGAAGACGATGCCATTCAAATCGGAGAAGCAGAAAAAGTGGTTGTGGGCGAACAAACCGGAGATAGCGTTAAGATGGACGAACAAATACCAGAGCCCATCAAAGCTACTGAAAATGAGTCGCCAATACAAGAAATAACAAAAGAAGAAGTAAAACAAGTAACCAGTGAAGTTAAAGAAGCTTTACGTGATGAAAAAGTTTTAGGTAAAAAACTACCAGAAAATATTGAAAAACTAGTTAGCTTCATGGAAGAAACTGGTGGTAACATAGAAGACTATGCAAGGTTAAATGCAGACTATTCTAATGTAGATAATAATGTTCTGTTAAAAGAATATTATAAAAAAGCAAAACCTCATTTAAACGAGGAAGAGATTGACTTTATCATGGAAGATAATTTTCATTTTGATGATGAAGTAGATGAGGAGCGAGACATCCGAAAAAAGAAACTCGCAAAAAAAGAAGAAGTTGCAAAAGCTAAAGGCTATTTAGAGGACTTGAAAACTAAATATTACGACGAGATCAAGATGAGACCGGGTGTAAATCAAGAACAAAAAAAAGCAGTTGACTTTTTCAACCGATATAATGATGAGCAACAAGTGGCTAAGCAGAAGCATGACAGGTTTTTAGACGAGACTAAACAGATTTTCACGAATGATTTCAAAGGTTTTGATTTCGAAGTTGGTGAAAAAAAGTATAGATATGGTGTTAAAAATCCGGCTAAAACTGCTGAAAATCAATCAGATATTAACAACTTTGTTGGGAAGTTCCTAGACGCAGAAGGTAACGTTAATGATCCTAAAGGTTATCATAAAGCTCTTTACGCCGCTCAAAACGTAGACAATATAGTAAGTCATTTTTATGAACAAGGTAAAGCTGATGGTGTTAAAACCGTAGTTGAATCTTCTAAAAACCCTACTAATGATGTAAGAAAAACATCAACAGGGGAAATGTTTATAGATGGATTTAAAATAAAATCTTTATCTGGCGGTGTTAGTAGTTCTAAATTAAAAATTAAAAGAAGATAATTAACATTTAAAATTAAAAACAAAAATTATGGGAACATTAAGTCCGCAATTTGGCACGTTACAACCCTCACAAACTCAACAATTAACAACAGGAAATTACTTACAGTGGACCAACAATGGTGGTGGAGCTGGAGTACCTGGGAATTTTGTTGATTTTGCTCAACAATATTTACCTGAAGTTTATGAAGCTGAAGTAGAGAGATATGGAAATAGAACTCTATCTGGTTTCTTAGGAATGGTTGGAGCTGAGATGCCAATGACATCTGATCAAGTAATTTGGTCAGAACAAAATAGATTACATATCGCATACGATGGCTGTTCATTAGCTATTGGTGGTATATTATTAAATATTAACCCTGGAGCTGTTGCAGGTATTACAAATACAATTTTTCCTAACATGACAGTAGTTGTTATGGATCCTGCAAATCCTGCTGGAGCTGTTCACTGTTTCGTTGGTAGATCTGGAGCTACAGTTGCTGGAGCTGCTGCTATTGGAGCAAACGTAGTGGAATTATTTCCATACGATGCTGCTTTCGCAAGTGGAGCCGTTGCTAATGTTGCTGCAATCGGAGGATTAAAATGCTTCGTATATGGTTCGGAATTTGCTAAAGGTTCTGGATTAGCTGCTGCACAAGGTGGTAATGGTGGTGTTGTACAAGAAAGTATCACTCCATCTTTTACACAGTTTTCAAACTCTCCAATCATTATTAGAGATAGATATGCTATATCTGGATCTGATACTGCACAAATTGGATGGATTGAAGTTGCAACTGAAGACGGTCAAGGAGGATACTTATGGTATCTAAAAGCTGAGTCTGAAACTAGATTACGTTTCGAAGATTACTTAGAGATGAGTATGATTGAAGGTGAATTAGCTCAAGTACTTGGTGGTAACTCTTTTGGTACTCAAGCTGCTGCTGCAAATGCTAATTTAGCTGCAGGTGGTTTTAGCGCTGCTGTTGCTGCAAAAGGAACTCAAGGTTTATTCTCTGCTATAAACGCAAGAGGTAATGTACTATCTGGTTATGCTGGAGGTTTACAAGACTTTGATGAAGTATTAGCAAATTTAGATTCTCAAGGAGCTATTGAAGAAAACATGCTTTTCTTAGATAGAAAAACTGAGCTACTATTTGATAACATGCTAGCACAACAAAATTCTTACGGAGCTGGAGGTACATCTTACGGTGTATTTGAAAACTCTGAAGATATGGCACTTAACTTAGGATTTTCTGGATTCAGAAGAGGTTCTTATGACTTCTACAAGACTTCATGGAAATATTTGAACGATGCTTCTACAAGAGGTGGTTCTTCAAATTTTGTTAACGGTGACAATATCGATGGTGTATTAATTCCAGCTGGAACTTCTACAGTATACGATCAGTTACTAGGAACAAACATAAGACGTCCTTTCTTACACGTAAGATACAGATCTTCAGAAGCTGATGATAGAAGAATGAAATCATGGCTAACAGGTTCTGTTGGTGGTGCATTTACTTCTGCGTTTGATGCAATGGAGGTAAACTTCTTATCAGAAAGATGTTTATGTGTACAAGCTGCTAACAATTTTGTATTGTTTACTGCTTAATATTTATTGTAATAGTTACCCTCGTAAAAACTACGGGGGTAGTTGTTACTCTTATTTTTTATAAACTATTTAATTATATTATATTATGTTACAAAGTAAAAAAATAGACGCCTTAGAGGCAGAGAAAAACTGGGAAATAAAAGATAGAAATTATTTTCTTTCAAGAAACAGAAAGCCAGTTACATTTACAATAAAATCAAAACATACTGAAAAGTATCCGTTATTACATTTTGACCCAACAACTAATACGCAAAAAGCGTTACGATACGCTACTAATCAAAACTCTTGTTTTGTAGAAGAACAAAAAGGCGAAAGTACATTAGGGCATATTATGTTTAAAGACGGAGCATTGAATGTTCCAAAGGAATATCAAGCTTTACAGAAATTACTATCTATATATCATCCAGATCTTAACTTGAGATACGAAGAGTATAAACCAAGTCAAATAGCTAAAGATGAGTTAGTAGATTTAGAAGTAGAACTAATGGCTATGAATATAGCGAAGAACATGGAGATTGACCAAGTGGAAGCTATACTTAGAGTAGAGCACGGATCAGCGGTTGCTAATCTAAGTTCTAAAGAATTAAAAAGAGATATTTTAGTTTTTGCTAGAAGAGAACCTAGAACACTTATTGCATTAGCACAAGATGAAAATGTTTTGCTAAGAAACTTTGGTATAAGAGCAGTGGAAGATCAAATTATAGATTTATCACAAGATCAAAGAACTTTCAAATGGAAGAAAAACGGTAAAAAATTGATGACTGTTCCTTTTGACGAACAACCATACTCAGCATTAGCTGCTTGGTTTAAGACAGATGAAGGAGTTGCAGTTTACAAATCAATAGAGAAAAAAATCTCTTAACCTGTAATACTAATAATTAGGCGGCTTCGCGCCGCCTTTTTATTATAATAAAAAAAAACACACAATGGCAATAAACGTAGACACTGTATATAAAACAGTCTTATTAATCCTTAATCAACAACAAAGAGGATATATGACACCTGATGAATTCAACAAAGTTGGTACACAGGTACAGTTAAGTATTTTTGAAACTTATCAAGATGATTTAAATCAACAATACAGAACGCCACAAAACGATACTGAATACGCTAACCGTGTAACAAACATCGAACAAAAACTACAACCTTTTCAAAAGTACATAAACAACGCTTCTACAACGGGAGCTGTTACTGGTAATAATCCCTTTACTTTAAACGTAAGAGTTTATCCAGCTGATACGCCTGGTCCATTAAATGATATATACAAAATAGGTTCTATAATATACCAAGGCATACAATTAAGTCAATACGCACAAAGAAACGAGATAACACAATTACTTCTATCTCCTTTAACACAACCAACAACTTCTTTTCCTATATATTTATTAGAGGCAGGCGCGGATGCAACACCTAGTAATTCACTGCTATCTGTTTATCCTACTACTATTGTTACTGCAGATGATATTAATATATCATACTTAAAAAAACCTAAAGATGTTTTTTGGGCATCATCACCTGGTGATTTAGGTCAGTTGTTATATTCTGAAGGTGCGTCAACTAATTTTGAATTAAGTGTAACAGAACAAACAAGTGTTATAACTAAAATATTAATATATGCTGGGGTTATAATAAATGATCCTACTATAATACAAGTAGCTTCTCAACAAATAAATCAAGAAGAACAAAACTCTAAAAGCTAAAATATGTCTACACCTAACGGCGGTTTAATAACTGAAACAAATATACAATACTATGAAGGAGCACAACAGTTCTTTATAAGCACGCTTACTCAAGGATCTGTAACTACAACTTTTAATACTGATTTAATACTAGGTTCTGCTGATAGCTGGAATCCTAACGACTCTGACTACGCTTTAAATAACTTTCTTATATTTACAAGTGCTAATGGAATAACTTTTGTTCCGTATATAACTTCATACACAGTAGTAGGAAATACTATAACTTTTCCAGGCAACCTGCCGCAATTTAGTTACGTAAGAATTCAATTAAAAAGCACAGCTGTAGAAAATAACTACGGAAGCTATGAGTACACAAAATTAAACGATATAATTAATAATTTTATAGTTGGTTACGTTGGTCAAGACAAGTTAATACCAAGAGTAAATAGAACTGATGTAATATTTCATGCTAAACGTGGGTTACAAGAGTTTAGTTTTGATACATTAAAAAGTATTAAATCACAAGAGTTATCAGTACCTGGATCATTAAGTGTACCAATGCCTCAAGACTATGTTAATTACGTTAAAATGTCTTGGGTAGATGCTATAGGGGTTAAACACACTATATACCCTACACAATTAACAAGCAGTCCAAGCGAAACTCCATTGCAAGATAATTTTGGTGATATTATTCAAGACCAATTTGGTGAAAACACAGAAGGTAGTTCTCAAACAGACGAAAGATGGGCTGCTAATAATCCCGCTAATATAACTGGAGCTGGTATTAACAATAATGGACTTGACTGGTGGGGTATGAATAGCTGGGGGTATGGTTTTCAAAACTATGGTCAAAGATACGGAGGTGATCCAGTGAACATGCAGACAAACGGTTGGTTTACAATAAATGAAAGCACAGGTACTATATCGTTTTCTAGTGACTTAGCTAATAAACTTATATTACTAGAATACATCTCTGACGGTCTTGCTTATGATTTAGATACTAAAGTACCAAAGATGGCTGAATCAGCTATGTACGCTCATTTAAGCTACTCTATACTGTCAACTAGAGCTAACGTACAAGAGTATGTAGTTCAAAGATACAAAAAACAAAGGTCTTCAGAATTAAGAAATGCAAAGATAAGATTATCTAACATAAAACTTGATGAAATAGTTCAAGTGATGAGAGGTAAATCTAAATGGATAAAATCATAATACATGGCAGAAATTAAAAATACCTTTTTAAAGGGTAAAATGAACCAAGATCTTGACTCTAGATTATTGCCTAATGGTGAATATCGAGAAGCCTTTAATTTAATGATTAGCAGATCAGAAGGTTCTACTGTTGGAGAATTTGAAAACATGTTAGGCAACACGTCTATTAAAACTTTAAACTCAGATAGCGCTAGAATAATAGGTAATTATGTAAACGAAACTACAAATAAAGTATACCTATATGCTACTGACTGGGATAGTCCTGACGGAATTAGATCTGTTGGTCAAGAACATTTTATATACGAATTAGATTTATCAGCTCCATATAATTTAGTTCTTTTAGTCACTGGTAATTTTTTAAACTTTAATCAATCTTTCCCAATAACAGGAGTTAATCTAGTTCAAGATTTATTGTTTTGGACTGATAACTTAAATCAACCTAGAAAAATAAACATAACTCTAGCAAATCCTTCTGTTCCACCTCTTGCAAATCCAATTCATTATACAAGCGAAGATAATATTTCTGTAGCAAAATACGCGCCGTGTGATCCTGTTATTGTATTAGACAGAGTGATTCACAAAGTAGCAGCAGTAACAACAGTTCTTAACACCGTTATTACGCCGGTAGGTATTACTGGTATAAAAATAGGTGATATAGTAAGTCAAGCGTCTACTATAGTTCCACCAATAGCTACCTCACCATGGAATCAGTACATATACGTAGTGGCTATAGAACCTACTGGAGCTGTAGCAAATTCTATAGTTTTGTCAAAATCTGTAACTATTCCAACTGTTGATTTTGAAATTGCTTTTCAAAGACCAGGTATGACTAATAAAACAGAAGAGTTTTTACCAGGTGGCGAACAAGTTTCCTTATCTGCAGCGGTAACTGGAACCTCTCCTAATCAAGTCTATGAATTTTTATTACCTGCGACAGATTATTACGCTGATATTATACCTAAAATAGGTTGGTTAGTATCTGGACCAGGCACTCTTATAACAAGCAATACCACTATAACCTCGGCAACAGCAAGTTTTGCTGCGGCAACTGGAACTCCAGGTGATGATGATTATCAGCAATTTATAAAATGGACTGTAACTTTATCTAAAGAAACAACTGCTTGGAACATAGGTCAAGCAATAAAAATTGGGTTAAATCCTAATTTTAGCATTAATTGGACGGGTGATGCAGATTTTTTAGAAGATAAATTTATTAGATTTAGTTATAGGTTTAAATATGAAGACAATGAGTACTCTTTAATGGCTCCTTTTTCTCAGCCTATGTTTATACCAAAACAAAACAGTGAATTTGGTGGTGGATCAAATAGCTATCAAGTAGACATGGACAATGCTTATAAATCAACTATATTAAATTGGTTTGAAAACAGCGCCGAAAATATAGGGATAAAAATTCCAGTAATCTATAGCACTCCAGGGAAATTAATTGCAACCCTTTTAGTTACTGAGATAGATATATTATACAAAGAGTCAGATGCTTTAGCTGTTAAGGTTTTAGACACTATTGTGACATCGAGTTTATCTTCTAGTTTTTCTTTTATAGACTTCAATGACCCTATACATGGTGATATTAACCAATATTATTACGAATATGACTACGCTTCAAGCAAACCTTATAAAACCTTACCAGCAAGTCAAACAACTAGAGTTTATGACAAAGTGCCAATCAAAGCGTTGGCTCAAGAGCTTATAGGTAATAGAGTTGTTTATGGTAATTATGTAGACAAACATAGTAGTCCTGCTTCTATAGACTTTAGCGCTTTGATAAGTGCTAAAAAACCTTACAGACAAAATACAATTGAATATCCTTTTCATAATTTAAAACAAAACAGGACGTATCAAGTTGGCTTTGTGTTATCAGATAGATACGGAAGACAATCAGATGTTGTACTATCTTCTTATGACAGTTTAGACGGTACAAACGGTTCAACTATATTTAGTCCATACAATAGTTATATAGATCAAATAGGTAATCCTATCATAGACTGGTTAGGTGATGCGCTAAGTGTTAGAATAGATTCAGCTGTTGCTACAGAATTAAATCCAGCCACTGGTATGCCTGGTATATGGGAAGCTACCACAAATCCACTTGGATGGTATTCTTATAAAGTTGTAGTTAAACAACAACAACAAGAATATTATAATGTTTATTTACCTGGTTTTGTAAATGGCTTACCTATAACCAGCAATGACGAAGAAAATAAATCATCTTTTTCTGTATTACTTAGTGATAATATAAACAAAGTTCCTAGAGATTTAAATGAAGTTGGGCCTACAGATACTGAATTTAGTAGTAGCGAGAGACTATATTTAAGAGTAAACAATCCTACTTTAAATAGTAAACCAACAAGGCCATATGGAATACCTCAGGCTTTTAAAGCTTGGAATAAACAATATTACCCAGGCCTTTTAGCGCAAGAGGTGTTATCAATACAAACAGTAAGAGACATGCAAATATCAGCAGTTCCTTTCGTTATTGATGCTCCTGAAGGTGTTTATGATCAAGTTGGGACGCTAACCGTAAATCAAACTACAACACCTGTTGCTATTGGATCTATACCATGGGGACAATCACCTAAAGTTCAGCCTTTTTATAATTCCGATTTAAATCCATTTGCGATTAAAATAGACACAACTTCTAATAGTAAATTAGGACTTAGTTCTACGGAAGTGCCTACTGTAGCTGGAGGTATTGGCGCTATAACCAATAGTCTAACACAGCCTTCAACTTACCCTGTAGACACAACAGAACAGATAAGTACAATGACACCTTATTTAAGTGTTGCGGAAACTAAACCAGTATATTCTTTATTAGAAATATTTTGGGAAACTTCTTTGCAAGGTAAAATAAATACTTTAAATAGTTTAATTAACTCACAAGACCCTGGTATAACTAGCATAACTTCTACATCAGCAAGTTTCAGCGAGGATTTAGCTCCAGAAGGAACTATTGACGCTGCAATATCTTTTGTAAGCGGTGGTGGAACTACAATATCAAATCCTAACGAACTAACAAACGTATCAATATTGAGTGCTTTTGCAGCTAGCGACATTAATTCAACAACAGACCTTTCGGCTTATTTTACTTTTACTACAGCAGCGAGCGCTATTTATTCACTAAAAACAGCTGCCGCTAAATATTTTGTGTTTAATCAAGGATCGGCAAATAATCCTTCTAACGACGTTTATAATATAACTTTTCAAGCAACTTATGATCCAGGTCAAACTGGAACTAGTTACACTAGCACAACTAATTATACAGCTTCTTTAACCAATAACGCGCCTAGCTTTACAAACGCAACTAACCCAACTGGTATAACTATAGCGTCAACAACTATAAAAACTTTTGCAGCTATAAACGGAACAAACACGGATAACACCGCTCCTAACCAAATAGAACAATTGTTGTTTGACTTAAGCTCAGCAAATTCATCTGCTATTTTAAATCAATTTACAATGAGCGCTGCTGGCATTTTAACAACAAATAGCGCCTTAATAGAAGGCCAAACCTATAGTGTTATAGCTAGAGTTACCGATGTTAATGGAAATGGAATATCAACAGCGGCTACAATAACATTTACTGTGGGCGTTCAACATACGCCTAAAGCAATATGTGAAGGAAGAGAAGGAACTTTAACTGCTTCTTGTGCAGAAAGCTTTCAAGCATCGTTTTTAGCAAGTAGCACAACCCCTAATTATTCTTGGCCAATAACAGTTGGTGGGATATCTTTTCCAGAACCTACTAACGACTATAATGTAAGAGCTAATTATGATGGAACAGCAACAACTGGGGCTTTAACACAAGGTGTTATGAATATCAAACCAACGTTACAGTCTACGTTAACACCAGGCGGCGGAAGCGTAACTTGCAAATACACTATTCAACAAAGAGCTTTAGGAACTACAACATGGTTTCAAGCAGTAGACACTTCTAATAGTGTTATTGGAGCTATACAATTATCTGCGTCATTTGGTAATCCAGACGTAGACACTAAAGCATTTAGCATAGTTGGAGAGTATAGAGTTATATCAACTGATATAACAGGTGAAGGCTGTAGCGCGGCTGGTGGAGTAGCTAGTTTCTTTGTAGACTTTGAAGATGCTACATATCCAGGCACAGCTTGCATTGGTCCACTGTAATAATCATTAAAAACACGTAATTAATATAATATGTCACTAACATTAGAAGTATCATTCTTTAACTCATACTACGTGAAGAAATTAACAGACGGTCCTTATATACTTTCTGGGCCCGCGGACAGAACTGCTACGACAACAGGTTTGGTTAGCGCTGGAAGCTTAGCTATATTTAATTCAATTGGCCTTAACACTCCAACTGTTGGTATGATCATAACAGGCGCTGGTGTAAGTTCTAACACAA